CGAGGACTTAGGTCAGAACTTACGAGAGTCGATACGGCAGCACGACCGCATGCGGGTGGAATTGAAACGAGAGAGCTTAAATCCAGGAGCAACGCGATGACCGTCACCACCAGCACCAATAAACGAACCTTTACCGGCGACGGCGCGACAACTGCTTTCGCCTACAACTTCAAGATTTTGGCGACCACCGATCTCAAAGTCTATACGCGGTTGATCGCTTCGCCCTACACGGAGACGCTTCAAACCGAGGGCACAGATTACTCTGTCAGTGGCGCTGGCGATGCGGGTGGCGGCACGGTCACCATGACGAGCGCGCCAGCAGATACGCTGCAGCTCATCATCCTCAGAGCGGTGCCTCAGACGCAGCTCACCGACTATACGGCGAATGACGCTTTTCCAGCAGAGACGCACGAAGAAGCTCTCGATCGGTTAGCGATGATCGTTCAGGACCAGCAGGAGACGCTGGATCGTTCTCTCAAGGTCAGCAAAACAGTCACCGATTTGACCACGCCTGAGTTCAAAGACCCCGCCGCCGCGAGGGCTGGCAAATTCTTGGCGTTTGACGACGATGGCGACGAGCTGACGGTCACCGATGGTCCTCTGGCTGATACCTCGATCGCCTCAGTCGCTGACGCGCACGTCCTGATCTACGACAATTCAGACTCTCGTTGGGAAAATAAAGCCATATCTGGAGACATCTCCATTACTGCTGCTGGTGTGACCTCGATCGCAAGTGGGGTCATCGTCAATGCTGACATCAATGCGTCAGCCGCTATCGCAGATTCAAAACTCGCGACAATCTCGACGGCGGATAAGGTCAGCGGCGCGGCGGTCCAAGTCGATGGGGCAACGGACGGCACAAGCATCACGATTGCGGACACCGACAAGTTCCTGATCGATGATGGCGGCACGACGAAGTACGTCAATGCCAGCCAAATCAACTCATATACCTCGGCCTCGGTCGCAGCAGACGACATCGCAACCGGCGATGCTGCGGCCAGCTTCCAGACCTCGTCCGGCGCTGTCGTGGTGGACAGTCAGGCATCGACCACAACAATCGATGGGCATACCGGCGTCACAGTTCAGTCCTCCAATAGTGGAGACATTCTGCTCGACAGCGCTGCTGACGTAGTTCTCGATGCTGCTGGGAACGACATAACCCTCAAAGCCGCTGGCACGACGTTCGGCGCGCTCACCAACTCCAGCTCAGACCTGGTGATTGAGTCCAAGGTTGCTGACAAGGACATACTCTTTAAGGGAACGGACGACAGCTCAGCAGTGACTGCATTGAGCTTAGACATGAGTGAAAGCGGTAAAGCGACCTTTGCAGGCGATGTCGTCGTCACGGGTGACCTCACGATCTCCGGCGACGATTTGGTGATGGGCACGAACACCAGTGGCGCAGCCCTCATCGGCGACGGCACGAACTACAATCCCGTGGTGATCAGCGGTGACATCGCCATTGGCACAGACGGGACCGCAGCGATCGGGTCAGGCGTCATCGTTAATGCCGACATAAACGGCTCAGCCGCCATTGCAGACAGCAAGCTCGATACCATTTCGACTGCAAATAAGGTGGGCTTGGCAGCATTAGACATTGATGGCGGCACAGAGCTGGGCGAAGCCATCGTCGATGCGGATTTATTTATAATCGACAACGGGGCGGGAGGCACAAATCGCAAAGTTTTGGCGTCGCGTATTAAAAGTTATGCAAGCGGATCGGCAGCAGTAACAGCGCTCAATAATGCAACTGCTAATGAGCTGGTTACCGTAGGCGCAACGACTACTGAGCTTGATGCCGAAGCCAAACTTCTATTTGACCCGCCCACTCTCACCATTGGCAACGCAACTGCTGAAGACACAAAAATCGTGTTTGACGGCAATGCGCAAGTTTATCATATCGGGTTAGACGACTCTAACGACAGCTTCACGATTGGATTAGGGTCAGCCCTCGGCACAACCAGCCACATTGTCAGCAGTCCGAGCGGCGAGGTCACGATGCCGCTCCAGCCACTTTTCCTCGTTACCTCTGCGGGAGCCACTAACGTAACCGGGAACAACACCGCGTACACCTTCGCGATGACTGGGGAGGTGTTTGATATCGGCGGTGTATGGAGTGGCTCGACTTTCACCGCGCCGGTCACGGGCAAATATCACTTCTCACTGTCAGCCTACGTGTACGGCCTGACTGACTCAGTCACTGATTGCAGTATAAGGGTAATAACGTCCAACAAAGCTGCCGGATACTATTTCTTTTTCGGTGATATTGGGGTTGGTCGCGATAGCAACAATGCACGGATGGTTACCGGCAGCATCATCGTCGATATGGATGCTGATGACACAGCGACGTTTCGTATTCAAGCGGGTGGGCAGGGTTCCGATCTGATCGACATAGGCACCGACACCTTCATAAGCGGTGCGCTGGTGGCATAAGGAGTTGAGAACATGAGTTACGACATAAGCGATTCGCAGCGTGAAATTCTCGGGCGTACCTTGAAGCCTGCGGAGATTGACAATTATGTCCGAAGCGTTTGGGACGCAGCAGAAGCGATAGCGGAGGGTACTGGCGATGCTGCCGTTGAGACCAAGATATCGCTCATCAGTGAAATGCCGCCCCATGCCTACGACGAAATGAGGAGACGAGCGTATCCAGCAATAGGAGATCAATTGGACGACCTGTACAAACAAGGCGCGTTCAGCGACGACATGGCGGCGGCTCTTCTTGCAGTCAAACAAACGCATCCGAAATGACTGTTGACAGGCGCACAGTCGCAAGCGCGCACCAGCGCGTTGATGAGCTGCTTCTCGAAGTCCGCGAGCATGTCGTGTCATGCAGCTCCGAGACCAAGCAACAGAACGCACGGTTGCGTCGTGTCGAACGCATCTTGCTGACCAGCACAGGCGCGATCCTGCTGCTGCTGATTTCGCTCGTGCTGAGATGACATGGAAGTCGATCTCAAGCTCGTCATTACCCTCGCGGGTATGGCGGTCAGTGTTATTGGTGCAGCGGCTGTCGCCCGTCAACAGATTAAGGTTTTGATCGATCAGATTCAGGATCAGGAGCAGCGGATGCGCGCGGCTGATGTGCGCTCTGACCAGCTTGAAAATTTAGTCACGGTTCAAAGCCAGCGCGTTGATGTGCTGAGCAAAATGAACGCGCCAGATGTGCTCGCCAGGCGCAATCGTGAGCTTTCAAAATTTGAGACGTTAATCGAAATTCTGCAGGTCGAGGTTGCGCAACTGCGCGCCATGCACAATGGGAAACATAAATGATTAGTGCTTTGGTTAGCTCAATTTTGCCGGTGGCAAGCACCGTCATCGATCGGCTCGTGCCAGACAAGAATTTGCAAGCCAAAGCCAAAGTCGAAATGGAGAAGGCGCTCGTCCAGGCAGAGGCTGCTGGCATGCTTGCGCAGTCTCAGGCCAACATCGAGCAAGCTAAGCATCCGTCCATTTTCGTGGCGGGGGCTAGGCCTGCGATCATGTGGATTTGCGCGATTGCATTAGGCTGGCAATTCCTGCTGCAGCCGATCGTGATCTGGGCGGTGACGCTCTGGGCACCGGGCACACCCATTCCATCGATCCCCGCCGAAGGTTTGTTTCCACTCACAATGTCATTGCTCGGCCTGGGCGGCATGCGCTCAGCGGAAAAATGGCGTGGCGTTGCGCGTGAAAACATGAGGCATACAAAGTGAGATTGTCGCCGCACTTCACGCTCAGAGAGCTGACCAGGTCACAGACAGCAGAGCGTCTCGGGATCGACAACGCGCCTGACAGCGATCAGATGATTCGCTTGAAGAAGATTGCAACAGAAATCCTCGAACCAATCCGCATGACGTTCGATGTACCGTTTTCTCCGAGCTCTGGTTTTCGGTGCGAGGAGCTGAACGATCGGATCGGCGGCAGCCGCACGAGCCAGCACTGCAAGGGTGAGGCTGTGGACATCGAGCTGCCAGGCGTCTCGAACCTGGAGCTTGCTGAGTGGTGTCGGGAGCATCTGAATTTTGATCAGCTCATCCTCGAATGCTGGAATGGAAAACCCGATTCGGGATGGGTGCATATTTCAAAGTGTCAGGACAATCGTCTGGAAGTTCTGACCTTTCAACGCGGCGCTGGATACAGCGTCGGTCTACCCGAGGAGTGAGCGATGCCTAAGATTGTTGGATACGCAAAGAAGCCCAAGCCAATGAAGACCACCACAAAGAAAAAGAAGAAGAAAAAGAAGTGACCAAAAAACGTGTCTATGGTCGGCGCACGCCTGAGCTCGAAGACCAACTCGTTGAGCTGCTACACGATGGACTTTCATTCTCGCAGGCATGCCGCGTCAGCAACGTGCCTCGCAAGACGGTTACCCATTGGAGGGATAAAGACCCTGAGCTCGATGAGCGGATCAGGAATGCAAACACCCGTGGTGTCAGCCGTCTCAACGATGATGTTTTGCAGCGCTACCAGGATGTGATCGATGGTCGCAACGAGTGGTCGAAAGAGCAAGTCGCGGCCATGAGAGATTACGCGCAGCATGTCCGCTGGCTCTCATCGAAACTCTACCCGAAGCAATTCGGCGAAAAGGGTATCGCGCAGGTCGCGCAGGGTGGTGATGGATCAATCACCCTGACCTGGATGACCAACTCAGGTGGCAGCGAAGAGGTGGCGCAGGAGCTGAACGATCCGCTCCTCATTGAGGGAACGGCTGAGACAGTGAATTGATTTGTCACCGGGGGGTGACATGAGTTGGTGAGCCTCTCGTGAGCCCACAGCATGGTATGCGGGTTCTTCCGTTTCCGACATGACTGGATTGATTGGCGGAAAACTGCGACATTGCGGGATGCTGCGGACCCTGCAAGACCCTGTTTTTGAGCCTGTTAACCACCATGTCGCTGGTTCGAGTCCGGCCCGGGGAGCCAGTTAAACTGCGGGGTTCAGCGGTTTTCGTTGAGCCCCGTAGTGCTTTAAAAAGGGCTTTGTGAGCCTGTGGTGAGCCTAGACAATCCCTAATCGGTTCGTGTAAGGTCTCCAAAGGTGACATAATGTCACCCATAAGGGAGATCAAAATGCACGTCGTTGAAGCCAACAAGAAGCTAAACCGGGAGCGCGGGCTGAAGCGCTGGATGATTGACTGTAAAAAAGAATGGCACGCAGGCAAGCCTGGGTTCGCTGGGCGATACATTCGGAAGGATGCCGAAGGCAAGCCGTTCACGAAGAAGGCAGACGCCGAAGCCTACATGGCGGCTCTCAACAACCAGGTCGAGAACTACGGCGGGATCGCTGCGAAAGACAAAACCTTCGGCGATGCGATCGACGCCCTGGTCAGCAGTTTCGATGGCCGCGCCGCGAACGGCGATGGCACAAACGCTCATTACGGCAAGCTGCGCGCGATGATCGAGACGCACATTCCGTCGATCAAGATCGATGGCGTCTCACTGTCGAGCATTAAACTCAGCTTTATCGATGGCGATCTCATTGAAGACAAGCTGATGTCTGAGCTGCGCAAGCGCCCTGTCGGCTCGCGAACGCAGAGTGAAATCTGGTCGCAGGTGAAGCAGGCATTGCGCCTGGCAGTCCGCCGGAAGTGGATCACTCACAATCCTGCTGACGGCATCAAGGGTCCGAAGTCGGATCGCTCGACCCGCAAGGCAGTCAAGCGTGAAGTCTTCGAGACGTTGAGCCAGCAGTTCGACAATTATCTGCATTGGGTTCGTCGCCTCGATCCAGAGGCCGAGCTGCCGATCGTGATTGCCTCGCGCATGGGTCTTCGCGCATCAGAGATGATGGCGCTGTCTCTCGATCACCTGCCGCCTGTCGGGCAGAACGAGATCACCATCGATCGCTCATGGAAGCATGTCGATCGGAGCACTTATGTGATCGGCCTGCCGAAGCATGAGAAGGTGAGGAAGGTCAGCATCTCAAGCCGCTGGCTGAACGAACTCCGGCTGCGCGGTGAGTCTCAGCACGGTGATGCTGCCCGGCAGCACAATCAGTGGAGTGCGGATCAAGCCATCGTCAGTGGCGAGCCTTTGATTTTCGGTGGCCGGTCTCACCAGCAATTTTCCAACGCCTGGGATCGCGCGCAATTTGCGAAGAACGGTTACCTGCTGACGGTCTCAGGAAAGCAGTCGAAGAAATATTCCGTGACGCCAATGCCTGCCGACATCAGTGATGAAGACCTGGCGCACCTGCGCTCAGGCCAGCATGGTGTCGCGAAGGGTTCAACCAGGACCGATGCCGCCGAGTTCGATACGAAGGCAGAGGCGGCGGCGCATTGCGGCATCACCCTGCTGACCTGGCACGATCTCAGGCACTTCTATGCATCGATGTTGTTTAACGCCGACTTCTCGATCGGTCGGATCACCGATCTGATGGGTCACAGTGAGGAGAAAGTCACCCGAGATTCTTATCGTGAGTGGATTTCAAACAACGAACGCGCAGCCGAAGAAGCCGACGCCTTGGAAGCACTGTTCGGCTGACCCAAACGATCTCCCTGAATTATTGCGCCGCCCCGAGAGGCGGCGCTTTTTTTTACGCTGAGCGATAGTGCCAGACTTCGCGCTTTCCGATGTCGGTGTTCACATAGAATTTGTCGCGGCAAATCATCTTGCGATCCAGCAATCCATAGGCCACATGGGTGATCGCGGCAGGCTTGTTTTTTTGATCCGTAAAATGCTCTGAGACCAAACCGCTTTGCAAGATTGCTCGCGCGGTGATTCCTTTAAGATGATTCGGATCAGCAATTTGCTCTGCCGTCAATTCTTCACATTGCCAGGCGTACAAGATGTCGATCGCCTCTTTCAGCTCTTGCGACACGCGAGTTTGCAATTTCCTTTTTTTCTTCTTTCCACCAGCGCGAGATGCGCGGGGAGCAGGTGGTAACAAATTTTCTTTATCCAATTCATAGCGTCTCGCGAAGTCTTCCGGTTTGAGCACTTCCTGACCGATGTCGCCGATCACCAAAAAATCGCCAGCCTCGATCGTAAAATCCTTTTCGAGCTTGATGAATTCGACTTCAGTCTGAACTTTGAGTCTCGCTCGTTGCATTTTCTCCTCCTTGGTTTCGGCCACCCTCTCTGCCCATCACAGAGACCCCCTGACAGCCTTTGGCCTCTCCGTGACCCGTAGGTCATAAATCTTCTTTGAGCCCCCTCTTGCGCGCTCTGTGTGGGCCGATTTTCAGCAGGTCGGCCCAAATCGCGCCGTATCCGAGAAAGTCATGCGGATTGTCCTCGTTCGAGGGGTTGAACTCAGATCGGGCGAGTTTCATCAGCGCCAACAGCACCGCAACCTGGTGCGGCTCGACCCAAATCCCCAAATATGCGGACCACATCGCAGCGATGCGTTTGTGCAGATCGACGTGATCGCCATGCTGCTCAGCTCGATCGCCGAGAATGTGAATCGCTTCTTCAAGCGGCTGTGTGAGGCTCATCTTCACTGTCGATTTTTTTCAGCAGTGCATCGAGGCTGGCGCGCGTCACCCAGAACGGCGAACCGCGACCATCGCCAGTGAGTTTCGTTGCGCGAAGCAACCCCCGATCGATGAGCTTCCGCACCCTCTTTCGGTTCGTGTCGTTAGACTCGCCAAAGAGCTCCAGCGATGCGTCATTGATTCGCATAACGACGCCGCGATTTTCTTTAGTCATCGAATATCCCTTTCCTTGGAGCGGTGTTTTCCCGTGGCTGCTGTGGCTTGACAGCTACATTCACATAGGTCACTGCCTGCCGCTCAGAGCCCTCTGGTGGCTCAGGATCGCCAGATATGTGAGTCGGCTGACCACGCCGCTCGACCAGGACACGCTGTCGCTTGCCTGATGGATCAGTCCAGATCGCCCTGACCTCGTCGTTGGCCCAACCGGCGACCTCGTAGGTGCCTTCCGCCAGCGCCGCCTTGACGATGACATCTCCATTCGAGAACGGCGGTCGTCTGCCTTGCCATCCTTTAAGAAATTCAGTCGGCGTGATTGAGACTGGGCCACGGTCGGTCTGAACCATCGAGACCAAACCATCGCCCTCATTAGCGAACAGGTTGATCGTCAGCAGTGGTTTTCCATCAGCCATAGGTAGCCTCCTTTTGTTTTCCGAGTGTCTTTAATTTTTCAAAGAGAGGGGGGTCGAACTCCTTTAACGAGCTCATTTCCGCGCCCCATTTGCGCGACCATTCCTGCAGCTCAGCGTTGGAGCTGACAGCATCGAGGGTCTGAAAAATGTCAATCTCCATGAGATCGCGGGGAGAGGCAGCAGCGGGGCTCGGATTAGGAACAAGCGCGGCCACCACCTCTCCCGTTGATGATGAGACAGGCGCTGCCGCAGCAACTGCCGTGGGAGCAGTCGGAGTGACAGGAGCCACCTCATCGATCGAATCGGATGCAAGATTTCCATCATCGTCTTCGCCGGTCTGTGCAATGTTCGCCATCGCAGCCAAGCTGTAACGCTTTGCATAGGTGATCGCTGACCCGACAGTCTGCGGGGTAATCTCTCCAGCCTTATTCGGGACCGGCTCGATCTTCATCGCTGAACGCATCCACTGACCTGACTCATGGATCAGCGTTGTGATCAGGATTTCTTTCTCTCCGTTCTGCCAAGGTGCCTGGGTAAATGCGAGACCATGCTCACCGTAGATTGGTCGGACGATCCGCGTGATGACATCGAGGTCGGCGTATTCCGAATTGAAAAACGGATTTTTTGATGACTTCGGTGCGTTCCTGATGGTGATGTCTGCCTTCGCCTTCGCCTCGGCCAGCTTGTCGATCTCTCTCGACTGCAGACCTTCAAACATCGGCGGCTCGACATCGGGCGGTGGTGGAATCTTGTTGATCAGGTCATTCCTCATCGTCGTCATCTTCTTCCCCCTCTATCTTTCCACTGCCGTGGCACTCACTGCAGACCGTCTGCTTGAAGCGCGTCTCGCTCAGTCTCCATTCGTGAAATCCCCAGCCGTCACATTCAGGACAGTCAATCTCCATAAAAAACTTGCTTTAACTCGCCAATCAGCTCAGGGCTGTAGTTCCCCCTGAGCATCCAATGGGACCAATCTGGCTCGCACAGCTCCATAATGGCCTGCACGGTCTCGGTGCGTTCGAGCATCCTCTGGCGGCGTCGAGCTTCCTTCGCCGCAGCATCCATCGCCGCGTTCAAATGACTTGTCGGAATCTCAAAGATTCGATGATTCACGCGATTGGCGTAGAGGATTTTAGCGGTGCCACCAAAGCGTCTGTGGTAATGCCCGATCTGCAGGACATGAGCATCGCGTGGCGCAGTCGGCACGGAGTTATTCGAGAAACCAGACTTGGTATTGCTCGCTTTATCCCACTGCGTCTTGATCTCGGTGATGACACCGCCGCCACGGACATCGGAGAACCCCAGCGACGGCACATCGACGCCAGGCAGCTCGATCTCAACGCGTTCTTCAGCATCCACCTGGTTCGCACCCTGGTAGATTTCGCGGAGCCCGATGACAGTGTTTTCCAGGGTTTTCGAGACTGCTGAGGCATCCTCGGCCAGCAGGTTTGCTGTGAGGGCTGCATCAGCAGCTCCGTCAGGCTCGTATGTTTGAAGACGCGCGATCGTATCTGCGACAGCCTCTCGTTCCGTCTGCTCGCCGTTGATGACCCGCACCGCAGCCTCACCCA